TCGTCTTTAATTTCAATTGAATTTTGTCTATTTTTTGTATCTTGGAGACGGGCTTCACGAGTGACGAAACCAAGATCTTTTGTTGGATCTGCATAGCGTTGTGAAAACTCCTGGAATGCAAATGAACGATGTCTTAAAATTTGACGAGCAATATCACGGGTTGTATTGATCTCCATAACAACATGAACCATTTCAAGTGGAGACCAATGTTTATTCTTAATAAGATATTTAATTAATTTAGGAGCTGTCTCTGTGTTATTCTGGTTAGATGGATTAGAAACACGAGCAACGTAAGCAACAAATTCATTTACGTCCAATCCGCTTACTGGACGAGTAACTGCAACAATACTAGCGTTCATATCAATCCCTCAAAAAATCATAGGATTTAATCATGATAGATTCTTTTACAGGATAAAAATCATTACCCTCAACACCTTGCATAATGTAATCACCACTATATGCTCTAAGAGGTCCTTCTAACGTCATGATCATAATACAAGGTTCATCATCACGATCGAGCTGAGTAATGAATGCTGAGCCATTAGTCCATTCACGCAATTCTTCATTTGTCAATTCAGGAGTGAATTGAATAGCCTTCTGTTGAAGAGGCTTTTTCTTAACAATGCATTCTTTAATCATATTAAACATACTCCACAGGCATAATCATATCAACTACTTGCTTTGGAGACTCTTCAACTTCCCACTGCACTCCAGTATAACCACCAAAGATGAATGTCTTAATGTTTCCACCTTCAACGGCAGCATCATAAACAGCAGTAATATGATCTACATTAATATAAATTGGATTGCCTTTATGTGCATCTGCATTGTTTGTAAGCTTAACGAACTTGTTCATAATATATCCTTTGTTAAAAATGGTGCGGATGGTGGGATTCGAACCGACACTTTGGAGATTTTGGTGTCCGTTACTGGATTCGAACCAGTCCTGTAGGCGTTTTAAGCGCCTTGCCTCCTACCACTGGGCTAAACGGACATTATATTTTAAAATTCTTACACTCTTCTAAAGATCTTAAAATAATAAGATTAGGCAAAATAATTTTAAGAGCTTCTATTTTAGTTATTGTTATATTATATACTATATCGTTTTTGGGATCAATATAAATGTTATAATCAGTTAAATAAAAATCGGGAAAATAATTGTGTGTTTTTCCTTCTTTATCTAACCATTGAATAGGGTCCTTCGGCCTTATCCAATTAATATTCAATTGATCCAATCTTATTGCTAACTGTTCTTCCCAAGAAGAATCTAATAAAACTTCACTACCATCCTTACAAATATATTTTCTAGTTGATCTTAAAATTCTCCTGTGCTTTGCTTTTAAAGCACTCTCACTCATTAATTTTTTAGATTTATCTGAATGAGTTCTACCTAAAAATGTTTTGTGATCACAATGATTATATTTACCATCTTGCCATGCTTTTTTTATACCTTCTACAGCTTTTTTTCTAGCTTCTGGAGTCTGCATAGATTTAATATTAGTTTTATTTGATTTTTTATATTTTTCTCTATCTAAATTGCTATCACACCATCTGCTATGGTTAGCCATCCAGCCTTTAGGTTTATCATTTAGATCAAACTTAATATTGCAATATTTACAAACACCTCTTTGTTCAGGTAAAATATAATTTCCGTCACATACCATGTGATGTCGATTATAATTGCCTGCTCTATTAGCAAAATAATTATTACATTTATTACACAATGTTTTTTTCATTTTTTTGTTTCCTATGGCGCGAACGGAGGGATTCGAACCCCCATTTACAGCTCCAGTTACGTCTAAGGAGGTAGAAGCTCCCCTCGGCTACGTTCGCATATAGGTATTTATATAAAATGAAATCTCTTGCTCTTATTCCAGTTAAGCTATGTGACCATTTGTATTATTTAACTACTTCCGTATGCTTGTGCTTAAGACTCTTTTTCATAATCTTAAGCCAGACTTTCTTCTCTCCTTGCTTATCTCCAAGAAGGATCTTTTGATATAGTTTTGCAACTAACTTTTTAACTTTCATTCCCAGATTACTTCCTTAAAGCGTTCAGGAGGTAGTCCAAAATAATTGCATTTGTAGTCACTTTGAGCAAAGAAGTCTAAATTATGCCATTCATCTTTCTTATTTAACAAAGCCTTTGCTGCATCATTCCAATCTGTATTAATAATAACTTGTTCTAGACGATCTTGATGTTCTATAATTTGTTCATAAGAAAAGCCATCATATTCATAATGGAATACTTCAAAACAATTACCATCTCTATCAGCATAGTCCATAGAGAAGTCAAATCCCCATTTAGGTCGCATTGCAAGTACCTTGCTATAGAGAGGAACTTCCTTTGCATATTTTTCTACTTGAGCACGAGCTGCTCCTGCAAAGCCTTTACGTTCAAACAAAAGACAATGATTAAGATGAGCACCTTCAACACTATCTTCTGAAGTTTCGAACCAAGGAGTCTTAAGAGCAATATGAGTGTAATTACGATGTTGTGAAGTAAACAACATATTAGCTTCATAATATTGAATTTCAAGCCAAGTAAGATCATAACCATTCTGATCAAATAAGCTCACATGAAGAGGACTAGGAGTAAATCCATTTTCCTCAATAGGATCTATTACGTGGGTAATAGGATTTAAATTATTTTCTGATCGAATAAGATATGTCATTGTAACCTCAATATTCACTTACGTCTAAATGTGTACGAAAAAACTTCTTCAATTCTTTCTGAAAGAACTCGGGTGGCATTGTCTGATATGTACTATAGAGTTCTTCTAAGTAAACTCTAACAATATTTGGTTTGTGTCCTTTACTGTAGACCGTGTAACCTTCTTCTTCAATCCTATCGATAAGATCTCGAACATCATAGCCTCGTTCAGATACATCATATCCACGACTTTCTAGTTCGTCTATGAGGTCATAGTCATCAATTGCTTCTAAATCAAAATCAACATCGGTGGTAATAGTTGGCATTCATTTGTACCTTTTAGTGATCTCATCAACTCTGTCTTTAAGATAGCATATAACTGTAATTCTGTCAACAGAATTTTCAATTAGTTCTGGGTGAGCATCCAATAATTGAAGCTCAGCAACAAATGCAGCTTTTTTTAAAAAATCAACTGAATAATTATCAGTCCCATAACGCTTCGTAATATTTACCGAAGAGTTTGAATCCGTTTGTTTTTCTGGCTTGCCAAGCATCATGACCCTCCTTGTCAAAAACGTGTGTGTCTTTTGGACCTCTTACCATTTCAGTATATTTTTCGCCGTCAATCTCAGTTTCTTTAAACTGCAAATCAATATTACCTGAATGAAATTGACCTGATGCATCATCATCAATTTCTTGTGCAAATGCCCAAATCATTTCATCGAGAATCCAATCCCAGCGTTTGTGGTGATTATCGTCTGTATCCCATTCATATTCTTTAGGAGGTGCAGAAGTAGAACGCAATTCTTCCGGGACATCTGCATCATCGGTAAATGGTGAGCCATGCTTTGTTTTTTGTAATTGTACTAGCATCGGATGAATAATAAGAGCAAGAGTATGATCCATCGACCACGTATCCCATGGATCAATCTTTACTGAAATTTTACGATCTTTGTTTATATTTTTAGGAAATTTACCAATTGATACTTTCATTAGAACCACAACCACCCATTTTCTTCGTCTAAAGTATACTTGTCAGTATTCTTCAAACCTTTTAAAAAACCATCTGTTGGAATCATATTATAACGAGCAACTTTTTGCTCGGGCTGTGTATGAGAGATCTTATCTTCTGTTGCAACAATTACAGGACCAGGATCAGCAACATACATAGGAAGTCTAAATCCATTCGTCACGCCCATCATGTGATCAATAGAAACACCTAATGGAAGATAACCACGATTCTCTTTAAAGTTAGCTAGAGCATTCAAACAATTAGTAGCTGTATTAGGAGTCAATGCATAAGCATGTGTACCTTCAAACTTATTGACAGGTATTTTAGTAAATGGATCCTCGATACATTCATAATCATCTCTATGATCGACACGATATCCTAAAAATACCCACTCATTATCTTGTACGTCGATATCGAGGAAGTTACGTTTTACAATTGCATCGTGCTCAAATACTGCAACAGCTCCAGTATGCTTAGATGCCACTTCTTTCCATATTGCAAGATGACCAGTAAGACATAATTGTTCTTTGAACCAAATATTCATTACATCATCTGTAAAGTTATGAGGATCTACGCGAGGGTCTACTTTGAATCCCCACTTCTCATATATCTCTTGAGTGGATGTTGGGAGTTTGAGACCCATAAAAGGTGTGACAGGAATGCCATACTTTTCACAAGAAGCTTTACATTCTTCCATATACTTTGTTGCATCTGGAGTATCAATGTAAAGAATATATGCATGTTCAATTTTCATGTCACACCTTTATATTACAATGTTAAACTTGCGCAGCTAGGAGTTGCACCTAGAATTGAGGATTATGAGACCGCTGTGATACTATTTCACTACCGCGCTTCAAGTTTATTTTTAAGCGTCACGAGAGATAAAGTGATGACGCATCTTTTCTGGCTTGAAATATTTATCAACCACATTAAATACTACATCATTATCGAATGGCTTACAACTAAAAATATCAATATAGAAGTTGCCATTCTTGTCAACAAAGTGGCCAGTAATGTTTGATGTTTCAATCATTTGGCACATGCTATAACCAGACTTTGAAATATCATGAGTTGCAAAAGTTTCAATCCAAGGTTCACCGAAAGCTACCATATCAATGGCAACTACCAATTCCTTAATGAAGTTGTGGATGTTTTCTTTTGAGCCAATTAGATCTTTCTGACCTGCAGTAGCATCAATTAAAAGGTGGTAGCCCCAAGTAGATGTAGACATTTCTGGTAACCCTTTCATATGGAATGATAAAAATATATTTATAATGGCTGAATTAGTCCGATTTAATAGCTGGGGAAGTAGGGCTCGAACCTACAACCTTGGGATTCAAAGTCCCCTGCGCCACCAATTGCGCCATTCCCCAGCTATTAAATCGTCCTTCCTCTTATCCAACCTGTTGGAATTGGATCATTTAATTTTATTCGAGTATTAAGAACACCATCAGTGATCCACATTTGTTGGTGTTTTCTTTTATAACGATATCCTTTTTTTAATTTACCTGTATCGATACCAT